CGCCGTCTTGGCGTAATCCTTCAGGCTTTGGCCCACGGCGGCAAACCCCGAAAGCGCCTCCTTGGTATCCTTGCCGGCACCGCCCGCTTTCAAAAGCGCATCCGTGACTTTATCCGCCGAGACCGCCGCCTCATCGAGCGCCGCCGCGCCATCATCACCAGCCCCGGTCATAGCGTCTTTAAGCGCCTGCCAGGAAGTGATCGGACCAGAGGCCGCAGCCCCAAGCATCCGCGCCGCTTCCGCGTAGCCCTCAGCCCGGATGCGGGCATCATAGGCCATGCCATCGAACAGCTGCGGTGCTTTGAGAGGATTGTCAGAGAACGCACTCTCATAAGCATCGCGCGCAGCCTCCCCGAGGCTTACCGCCTCCGGCACCGATTGTTTCCACTCCGACAGATCCGGCGCTTCAATCGCCCACTCCGGCTGCCGGCCGCCAAGCGTCAACAGGCTGTTCACCGCAGAGGTGAGCCCCTCAAGGCCACTCTCCATCGCCCCAACCAGGCCATTGATCGCCAAAGCCCCAATCCGGCTGAACACGCCAGGCAAGCTCTCCCAAATAGCCTGCACGGCCAGGAACGTGCCTTCAAAGGTGTTCACCGTGCCATTTGCCCAGGACGTGGCGCCATCCACCGCAGACTGGAACCCATCATAGATCCCCGCCTGCGCATCCGCCCAGGAGCTCTCCACATTGGCCCAGGCCGCCTGCGCCGAGAGCGAGACCTTCGACCAGACCTCAGAGGCCAAATCCTTCAGGAGCCCCATCGCTTCGCCAAACCCGCCAGCCCCGCTGACCAGCTTGGCAAACCAATAGACCAGCTCACCAGCCCCCACGATCAGCGCACCAATCCCGGTGCGAATGAGCGCGCCCTTCAAGACCCTGAGTGCGCCCGCCGTCTTGAGCACCGATGCCGCCGCAAGCCCCATGCCCACGGCCCACTTGCCGGCCATAAAGGTGATAAACGTCCCCGCATAGGTCATGATCCGGCCAATATTGCCCATGAGCACATCCAGCGCCCTGCCAATCGGACCCGTGGAACTCGCAAGATCCACAAAGGTCTTGGCCAGCCCCTCCAGCACAGGCGCCAGCGCCGAGCCAATCTTATTGCCCATACCAACCGTCACCTGACCCACCGCCACAAGTGCCGTGCGCGAGCGGTTCAGCCCCGCAATCGTCTTGCGATCCATCACCACTCTGAGATCCGCTGCCCGCTCTGCAAGCCGCCCCATCTCCGCGCCATTGCCCCGCAAGAGCGGCAAAAGCGCCGTGGCATCCGAGGCCATCGCCTCGAGATAAAACGTCATGTCCTGCTGGCTGGCCCCGGCTTTCTCCAGAGAGGAGACATAAAGCTGCAACGCCTCTGGCCCCGACAACCGGGCAAATTGATCCGCCGTCACCCCAACCTTGGGCGCCACATTCTCAAAAAAATCCTTCATCGGACCACCGCCGGTCTGCAGGAAATCCCCAACCCGGTCGTTCACGTCCTTCAAAATATCCGACAGCTTCTCCGCCTCGATGCCGACCGTTTGCGCTCCCGCCGCCCAGCCCTGGAACTGCTCCGGATCCGCATTGGCGACCGCCGCCTGCTTTTGCACCTCAAACGCCCGGTCCATCGCCGCATTGGTCGCCGCCACAGCCCCGGCCGCCGCGGCAGAGGCCGCCCCGATCGCGGCGAACTTCACCCCGCGCGCAAAAGCCGCCAGCTTGGCATTGGCCCGCTGCACCTCACGCGGGATCTTCTTAAACGCCTTCTCACCGGCCTCACCGACACCACGCAGCTCGCCCTCAACCTGCTTACCGCCACTCGCCGCTAAGCGAACCGAGACTTGTTTCGTCGCCATCTTAGACCTCTCGAATGCCTTGATTTATGTATCACCAGATGATACATAAATCATCATGATCATCAGTACGCGTGGAAAGCTTGCCGCTGGGGCCGTTCAAAACCGTTTTGGCAAGGGCTTTCCAGCTGACTTGGTCAAACGCACACGTGCCATGCTGTCCGCTCTGGATGCTGCACTCGTACTTGAGGATTTACGATTTCCGCCAGGCAATCACCTAGAAGCCTTGAGTGGAGATCGTGTTGGACACCATTCGGTGCGCATAAACGGACAATGGCGCATCTGTTTCATCTGGACCGACCAAGGCCCCGCTGAGGTCGAGATTGTGGACTACCATTAGAAAGGGATGACCATGAGCTTACTGACACATCCGTCCCACCCCGGTGACGTGCTTGAAGAGCTTTACCTTGCACCGCTCGAGATGAGTGCCATCACGCTTGCCACGCATCTCGGCGTTCCGCGCACCCGCATTGAACGTCTGCTCAAAGGTCAGACAGCTGTCACGGTTGACACAGCCATGCGGCTTGCACGTTTTTTTAAGACCACACCAGAATACTGGATGAACCTCCAGCGTGCATGGGACCTCGCCCGTGCCCGCGAGACCATTGATGTGTCAGGGATCAAACCCCTCGAGGCGGCTTGATCCATCGACCTCATTCACCTTACGCACCATCACCGCCTCAATGGGCGGCAACAGCTCTGCGATAACGCGCGGCGCAATCCCAAGCGCGGCCCCCAACTGCAAAGCCGCGCTCATATCCCAGCCGGTGACAACCCCGCCGTCCGCGCCAGCCATCACCCGAACCTGACCCCCAAGACGCTGCACCAGATCCCAGACCTGCCAGCCCTCGAGCGTTTGCGGCGCATTTAGAAGTCTTGGGCAGTCCGAACAGCTCGAGAGTGGCACACCCAAAAGACTGCGCCCATCACATGGGCACGCCGCGCAATAGTCACCGCCCCCGCCGAACTCCCAGTCGGCAAGAGCGGTCAGCCGTTTTTTTCCGCGTCCACCAGCATCGCGCCGGCGACCACCTTTTCTTGGAAAGCTTCAAACATCGGCCACAGATCGAGCAACGCACTGATCCAGTCTTCCGAGACAGGAACAGGCGCGCCAGCCTCATCGCCGACGCCCTCCCACTCTTCGATCACCAGCCCAGCTATGATCTTGGCCACGACCAATGCGATGGCATCGTCATCAGGATCTTCTACCTCGTTCACAACTGCGGTGACCCGTGGGCTGGAGCGCGCGGCCAGCATCATCGCTGAGGTCAGCGGTTTCACCTTGAGCCGCACGCCGCGAGGCAGATCAACCCAACGGGACTCATGCGTCAGATTCAAACTCAGCATCAGTAAGCCTCCACAGCATTGACCAAGGTCACCATCACCATCGAAGACCCGTCCACTTGCTGCGCGGCCTGCCAGTCAAAGCTCACCTGCACCCCTTGCGGGCCTTGGATTTCCCGGCGCGGGCGCGGCAGATATACCGTCGGCACTGTGACGGTCAGGCTTTCGCCTGAGGCCAGCTCATAAGCAAACTCAAGCGCGCAAGATGTGCCATTCACGGCTTGGGTCAGCAATGTGGTGTCGGCAAAGCGCACATCGATCTTGCCGGTCATCGCTGCAATAGACGGGTCAGCCCCGTCGATCTTGCCATCGGCGCGGATCGTCTCCACCCGATCAAGGTTATTGGCATAAGCAATCTCGGCCGACACAATATTGCCAATGGAGACCCCATTGCGTTTGATCGATCCGTTAAAATGTCCAAACCGCTGCAGAGCCACATTCGCCAAAGCCCCAGCCCCGGAACTGGTGGCCAAATCCTCCCCCTGCGCCACGATATCGACTGACGCTGTCAGCAGACCAGAGCGCGCCATCGACCAGCTGAGCTTATCCACCACACAGCCCGCATAGATCGCATAGCTCGGCACTTCCGGCAGCCCCGTCTCAATCGAGAACGACGGCAGCGTCCAATTCCCGCTTTCAAACACATGCGTGTAAGGGTCAGATCCCGTGGTTGTCGGTGCCCCGAACGCCGCCTTCAGCCACATCCCAAAGGCATGGGCATCAATTGGCACCACCACAGTGCCATCCGCCGTCACCGCATCCTTCTGCGGGGCCAGAGGATCCCGGCCATAGCCAAGAAGCTCAGAGGCTTGCAGAGGCTGCTCAGCCCCAAGCGATGCGCGGGCAAAAGGCATCTTCGTATATCCCGAACTTGGCGATTGGCCATACGTCGTTTCAAACGCAAGCGCCATTTGCGCCCGCGCCCCCTGGGTTCGTCCCATAGTCATTCCTTCCTATAAATGGTCTTGACCTTTTTGATTTCATTGGCTGATCTAAAAACGGAGGAACCGTACATGTCCCTGTTTGCTAAACACGACAAACCGTCTGAAGCTGAACGCCACCGTCCACCGACGAAGGCAGAGAGCCAAGCCTACGCCCCATCTCGTGCCCCCTTACCGGGCGAGATGCCCGATCCACCTCGGGATCGACGTGAGAAGTCCGTGGTCCAATCAGATTTGGTGATTGAGGGGAACCTCAAGACAACCGGTATTCTTCAGTTTGCGGGCACGATCAGAGGAGATGTAAGGGCAGATACGCTCAACCTAAGCCAAGGTGGCCAAATCACAGGCGATGCCAAAGCCAAGCACCTCTCCACAGATGGCGTCATCACCGGCAGCGTGAGCGCCGAAGATGTCACGCTCAAAAGCAAAAGCGTCACCAATGCAGATATTCACTGCCAGAGAGTGTCAGTGGAATCAGGCGCTGAGATCAAAGGCGCTCTCGATTGCAGCCCCCGGCGTCAAAGCTGAGCCCAAAGGAATCCTCGCGTTTTCTGCTTGTTTTGATAGTCTCCCAATAACTCGCTGTCTGGGGGATGAGCAGCAGGGATATCGACGTTTTGGGACTGGACTTTAAAAAGCCGCATCGCAAGAAGGGCCTTTGGAGCCTTATAGTCCTTCTGTGTCTGGTGGTGGCAGCCCTCATCCTCACCCTTGTCATGGCCACCGCAGGGCCTGCCCGTTTGAGCGGGTCCGTTCAAAGAACCGTCGACGGGGATACGTTTCGTCTTCAGGATCTT